CGTATAAAGTTATGTCCTATAATTCTATCGCTTGTGGACAAAGAATTTATAAATACCTTCATGTCTTTGTAGTTAGCATATGTAGTCATGCTGTTTGTTTCTGTATTCAATACAGACATACAATGTATTACTCTTGCATCAAGCCCATCTGTTTCTATATCTATTACATAATCTACCATTACCACTGCCTCATTTCTAAATACTGTACCGTTTCTTCTGTGAATTTTACATCACATTTATATGATTGTCCAAACTCTCTATCGAACAACATATAAAACTCACTGATGTTTTTTCTATCCATAGGGCAGTCATCACTCCTGTCTCTACTAATACCGTGTCCATAGTGAAACCATTTCTCCATAGCACGAGAGCCAGTAAACTCACTGCTGTATACCTTACCACCTTGCTCATGTGATTTACTAGACTTAGGCTTAGGATTCACATGGGAGTAACAAAGGATAGTAATAGGAAAGTTCTGTACTAAATCAGCCATGTCGGTACATATCTCATTCAGCTTGTCATTGGCTTCGGAGCTAGAGTATCGGGATATAAGTGCAGTCAGTGGGTCAATGATAAATATATTGATACCATCTAGTAAGTGCATCTCCTCGATAGCAATACGAATGTCTTCCCAGTCACGGCTAGCACCTCTGTCATAGAAGCGTACCTTACCCTGTAAGGATACTAATGTGTCATGCAGTAAAGAATCTTCATACTCTTTGTCGGGACGAGTGAAATCAATCAGTGCTTCTTTGGATGCTATCTTCTTAGCAGTACGCACTGGACTATTTTCTAGGTCAAACATGCCTATGATTTGATTCTCTTTGTAGATAAGGTGATGCACTAGCTGATGCTGATGGTCTGTCTTACCTATCTTTGGTGCAGCTCCTATGCAGTGTAGGGTGTGTGGTCTCAAACCAAAGCAAGCCTGAGTTACTGTAGGCCACGGAAAACTAATGCCCATCTTAGGGCGTTCCATTGCTTTTGATATGATATCACTTACATCTACTACTTCACCCTGCCTTGTGTACTCTGAGTCCCATACTGCTGCGGTATATAACTCATCCTCTTTGTTTGCTAACAACATATCGCAAGCATCTTTCTCTGACATACTTACTACTTTGTACTTAGGAAATACCTTTAGTACTTCTTTGACTGCGCTCTTCCCAGCATCGTCTTGGTCGAAGCACAAGATAACTTCATCGTACTTATCAAGAAACTTTTTGTTAGCTAGCAAATCTTTTACTGCACCACTAGCCCCACGAGTAAGAGATACTACGGCAGGGTCATATGCGGAGTACTTCTTTGGACGCTTATCTATGATGGTCTGGTATAGAGCCATAGCATCTAGCCTACCCTCTGTGATAAATATCTTTTTAGCAGTAGGGCATTTGTTTTGATTCCATAAGTCTAGCTCTCCTTTCCTATCACCTACAGAAGTAAAAGACTTAGGACTTACTTGTTTGATTTCATACCCTACTACCTTACCATCTTTACAATCAGGATAGTAATGTTCTTGAATAGTCTTACCATCTTTCTCACACAAGGCAGTCTTTACATTGAATCTCTCTACTATTTCTTGACGAATCTTTCTATCGGTCAAGGCTTTTGAAGGCAGACTATTAATAAATTCCTTATCATATGACATTGGCTTTGCCCTTTCTATTGGTACTACTGTTGCTTGTTTTTGTTCTCTGTCCATAGGAAAGTATGTTTCACAAGCAAAACAATAAGCATCTTCCATCCCATCAGGGTGTAAAAATACCTGCCTAGCATCACTGCTATTGCATTCAGGGCAGGGCGTTTTGTAAGCTGGCTTGCCACTACTTCTTTCCTTCATAGGAACAGCTCCCTCATAGCTTCTTCGCCTGCATGGTCTAGCAACATAATGTATAGGTACTCACCAAAGCCACTGAAGTCACCACCATCACACTTGTTAAGTAACTTTAGCAGGTCATCTTGCCTAATCTTATAGCCTTCATTGGGTGCCATAGCGTCCATCAATAACATCTGTATGTCATCGCAAATTAGCTCGTCTACTTTATCTAGTAACATATCTTCCTCACTTGAAGTTAAGAATTTAGATTGATACTCGTCTTGCCAATCATCACTAGGTTCTCTCATTGTTCCATCCTTTTACGTAGTTCACTAAGAAATGTTTCCATACCATACTTCTCGATATATTCTTTAGCTTCTTCTAAACACCAATGTAATTGATATTCATCTTTAGCTTTTTCATCTAATAATTCATTACCAAAATCATCCATAATAATCCTTTGCCTTTAAAAGTTTATCATCTGATACATACCTTACAGTATGCACTACGTTACCACGCATAATAGTTATACACCAATGGTCTACTAATGGCGACAACAATTCACGTATGTTACTCATTACCTCCGTTGTGTTATGAAACTTATCTTCAATAGTTAAGGTATGCGTGTCTGACATTTTTACCTTAGCCCAGTATCTAGCTTGCCATTTACTTACCATCGTTATCAGCAAAGTCTATTTGTTCAATACGCATCTCTGCATATTCAATAAGTTTTCTTAAATCTTTTATTTCACTCTCGAAGTAATCATTACCTTCATAAAGTTTATAGCCAGCACGACTAGCATACTTGATTATATTACCACGCCAAAACTCAAGACCATTTTCCATGATATATACCGCAGGTTCTATATTCCACTTACGATAGTACTCTGGGTTTGTTGTTTCGTTCTTATCGTTCATTTAGCTCCCTTACTTTATTAATGTTATTAGTAATCATATTTACCATAGCGTTACGAGTTAATTCATCTAGCACAAGTACTCTATCCATGTAATCGAGAGCTTCTTTAGTAGTTTTATTAAAGTCTAACGCCCAGTTAGCAAGCATATTAGCTATGTCTTTGTAACTGTCTTCTCTAGTTTCTACAGACTTACTCACAGTCTACGTCCTCCAGTTTAGAGTTAATACTAGGTTCTATTTCTAAAACCTCTAGCATACATTTGTTGCAGGTATCTAAGTACTGCCCTGCAAGTGGGTGATTATCTGCGTACTTCTTGGTTCTTTCATTGTCAAGTAAAAGAGTATTACAGATACTACATCTCATTATAGTAAGCCATAGCTTCGGCTTGCTTTAACAACTCTTCTTCTTGCGCTAACATTAAGTCCTCTTCTAGTATAGCTAATGCTTCTTTCGTAGGACAAACTTCTACTTGCATCATTGCACCATACACTTTGGCGAATGAATTAAAGTCATTTATTTCTGTATCTTTACTCATTATACTTCTCCTAGTTGACAATAGGTTAAGAATATCAGTCTGATTTACTAAAGGCAAGTATTAAATCGGCTGCTTTGCTTGCCTTACTGAAAGAATTTACCATCAGGTTAGGGTTATCTTTTATCTGTGACTTCCAAGAGTTTAGGTACTTGGCATGGTCAGCTCTTGGTTGAATCTCTACACCACTAGCAGCACATAGGTATGATGAGCCAATCTCTGCTATCAGTTCTTCTTTAGCCCTTTGCTCTAAACTAAACTCAGTACTGAACCTATTGAGCCTAGACTTATGCCCAGTCCAATGTGTTAGCTCATGGAACAGGGTTGAGTAGTAATCCTCCATAGTATGAAAGCTATCTCTTGGTGGCATACGGATAGCATCTCTGGAAGGAATGTAGCATGGGGTATCTGTAACACAATGGTTGACATTTGCTTTGGTAGCTGCTACGATAGATTCAGAAATCTCATCTGCTTCTATTACATTATCTATAACAGTATTTTTATTAGCAGCTAACTTAGATTCATCTACATTCTTCACGTCATCCACATTGAATACATGGTAAACTTTATATATACCATACTTAGTCTCAGACTCTACGCCAAAGCTATCAGTTACCTTCTTAGTCATAGGACTAAAGAAGTAAACAGGAACACCCTTACCTTTCGTATCTGACATATCAGCACCGATAGATTTCCACTGCTTATACGTAGCATACATAGGTCTTGGTCGTCTACAAAACCATGATAGGTAGAATGAGTTCATACCTGTATAGTTGTTACCTCGTATAGCATTGTGAGGTAGGCCATAGTTACGAATGATGTCAGTCCATGACTTGCTCCAGTTCATACCTTCTATCTCCATCAGCTCAAGAAGTTCGGAGTTTACTTTATCTTTGTAGTCTGTAAATTTCATTAATTAATTCTCCTGCATACGTTAAGTAAGAGTTACGCTAGCTGTTCCCTTTCTAAAATTTCAACTTCATAATCGCCATCAAAAAAAGTTATCCAGCATTCATCAAGGTCTAACAGATTAGTGGGTATTTCTGACGGTACTAGATATGCTTCCATCACGAGCGGTACAACGTCTTCATACCATTCACCAAGCAAAACAGTTTCCCCAGATTCTGTAACATATTCAATCTCGTAGTATTTCATACTATATATAATCCTTTTCGGTGATAAATTTTCCTAGTTGCATACGTTAGGTAAGAGTTATGCTCACTGTGTAACTCGGTCATAAATTTTCCTAGTTGCATACGTTAGGTAAGAGTTGCGCCCCCGAAGGGCGTCACTAGAAAGAAGTGACGATAACTGCCATGTTAAGCAGCAGCATTGCAAAGGCTGCAACTATGCATGTGATACCTACTGATATAATATATAACTCATTACTCACTGTACTCTCCTGTTACGGTTAAGTTAATGCAAAGTGAAGACGAGGTGCCCCCATATTTCAGGGGGCTTTTGTCTCTACTTCTTAGTTAGTTGGAGGGCTACCTTCTCCATTAGTGATTCGCGGGATAGTCTGTTGGTGGCCTTAGGTTTGGAAGGGGTTATTCCTTTGTTGGCTAGGACTTCCAAAGCATGTTCCCATTCGATTATCTGCTCCTCTTGACGTTCAACCGCCTTAGATAATCTATCAAGATTCACAACATCTATTTCATTATCTCCTGAAGTTCTTGGTGCGTTTAGCTCGCCTTCATTCTGAATTGGAGTATAAATTGCTTGAAGCTCTTCTCTATTCTCCCTTAGGGATTTTTGATTTATTTTGAGGTAGTAGGCGCAGGTGTCTGCGAGCGATGAGGTTAGTTTATCTTTGATAAATTCGTTGCTAAAATCTTTTAGGTCTACTTGTATGATTGTCATGTTAATTCCTGTTAGAGTTGGTTATAAGTTACTACATGTCCAGATTTGCATAATCGGGTGCTTTTCTGAATGTCAAGGGTTTGCCGCTTGCGGCCAAGAAAAGTTTTGTTGGAGAGGAATCGCGAAGCGAGGGGAAAAGTTTTCTTGCCCTTGATAGGCAGACCGATTGTGCTAATATGGTTACATGTAGTTCTTATTAGCAACTCTTACTGGAATTCATATGTCAATCATGCTTTAGTAGACCTTATAGATTTTAG